GAAAAATTCAATAGTCAAATGCAACAACTTTTTGCTTATATTTTTGTACATTTTATCGCACCACAACAAGGCCGTCAACATTCACTCTTTTGTTGGCAGCCTGTTATAGCCCCTATTCTATTGCACCGACTATACCACATCACGCCTTTTTCAACGATTTATCTATATTTTGCTCTCTTTATCTACCCATCATGCCGCAATGCCCAGTTCCCGCAGGCACTCTCTAAATACGATCTCGCTTGACTTGTACCCTAATATCTTCCGTGGATAATTATTTATCCAGTTTTCGGCCTGCGCGATCTGCGCGTTCGTCACCGCCGCAAAGTTCGTGCCCTTGGGGAACCGCCGCCGAATCATGCCGTTGGTATTCTCGTTGGTGCCTCGCTCCCAAGAGGAATACGGGTGGCAGAAATACACTTTCGTCCGGGGCAGGTGCTTGTTGATGCAAGAGCGTTCCAGCTCCTCCGCCGCCGCAAACTCGGTGCCGTTGTCAAAGGTAATGCTTTTGAAGATTGCCCTAAACCGCCGGGCACCAAGTTTCCGTTCCAGTGCGTCCAGTGCCTTGACCACCGTTTCAGCCTTGCGGTTTGGTATCGCTATAATGATTTCTTTCCGTGTCTTGCGCTCGGTCAGGGTCAGTAGGGCGCGGGTGGTCTTGCGCTTTCCCTTGCCGCTGTACACAGTGTCGCCCTCCCAATGGCCGAACTCCTCCCGCTCGTCGATCTCCTCCGGGCGCTGTTCAATGCTTTCGCCCGCCGGGGCGCGGCTGGCGCTTTTGTTCTTCTTCACTTTCTTATATTTGTGTTTCTTCTTTCCGTGCCGTGGCAGCTCCTCTTGCGTCAGGTTCAAAAACAGGCCCTTGGCAATGTACTTGTAGATCGTCGGCACCGACAGACTGGTTTTGAACTTCTTCCCCTCAATCATGGCAAACCCCAGCACCGCCGCCGGGCTACAATCTTTGTCTAAAATCGTGGTTTCAATATAGTGGCGGATAACATGGGCGGCGTCAATACCGTATTCCGCCATCAGGTACTTCACCAGTTCCACAAGATTGCTCACAACCTTGTCGGTAAAGCGCCAATGGCTGTCGTTGGCAACAGTCATTTTGCCGGTGTCATTGGTAGAGCATACCTCAATGCCAATGGTGTTGCGGTTCGTGGCCTTGCCGTAGTAAGCACCGCCCTTGGTATTGTACTTTCCGCCGCCGCAGTGCCAAGTGTAGCGGTTGCGAATGTCGCCGTTGTACTGCACCGCGCCGCCGTCATCCACGATAAAGTCCGCCGAAACCTGCTTAGAGGTGCTGCCAAAGTAAGAGGCCGTGCCCGCTGCACTGCCCGGCTTAGAGGTCACACCGGCGGTGTAATGCACAACGATGTACCGGATTGCGCGGCCTGCTGCCGCCGTGGTGTTGTGGGTACTGGTTTTCTTGGTAATGCTGATATTCATACTCGTTTTGTCCTCCTGTTCCGCCTTGCCGTCGTACACGGTCAAGCCGTATTTCTCAATCAACCCAATCAGCTTTTGCGGGTAGCCGGGGTCGGTGGCATAGCCCGCCGCCTTGATCGCTTTGCAGGCCACCTTGTAGTCGCGCTCGCCAACCACTGCCGCATACCGCTTGTTCGCCAACAAAAACGCGCTATGGTCGGCAACGCTTTCTGCCCAACTGTCATAGGCACGGAACAGCGCGGTAATGGTGGTGTAGGTTGCGCCGTCGTAACACTCCTTGGTGTCCTTGCTGTACGCTTTCCCGCTCCACCGCGCGTCAGCCTTAATGCCAAACAGGGCGTTGGCCTTGGTGGCAAGCTCCGATGCACCCCAGCCGCTTTCCAAGATTGCCTGCGCAATGGTCAGACTGGCAAGGATTCCGCTTTTCTGCATATCGGCCTGTGCCAGCGGCCCCACCATTGCGAGAAATTTTCTTTGTTCCATACGGTTTCCTCCGAAAAAGAGAGAGGGCCGCACCCGCAGCTCTCCGTGGTTTTCTGTTTACGCATTATGCGCCGGGCATATCGCCGGGCGGCACCTCTGCCGCCTCGGCCTTTGCCTCCTGCTTGTCCTCCTGTTCCCACTTCCGTTCTCGGTTGCGGTCTTTGGTGGTCTTAATCCAGCCCATAATGCCGCACTCGCCGCCAAGGGTAGCAAAAACGCAGGTAATCAAGGTGTCCGGCACCGTGCCGTATACCTTGAAAAGTTGAATCATAACAATGGTGAACACCAGCAGAGAAACGCCGACGATCACCAAGATCAAGTCCATAACCTTGATGTTCCGGCGTTCCTTTTTCTCTGCGGCGTTTTCAACACTTTCAACGCTATTCTTCACATTCCCGCGCCTCCTCACATACCGATCTGCTTAAACAGGTAGCCAAGCACAACGCCCACAATCGCCGTGGCAATGTAGCCCATGACCTTGCGCCACTTCTCGCCGTCGCGGCCCTCCAACACTTCCAGCCGTTTGCCCTGCTTTTCCTGCTCTTTCAGCATACTTTGCATACTTAAGGCCAGTTTTTCCACGCTGGTTGCCAACGCGCCGATCTGCTGCACACTGTCCTCCAAAATACCAATGCGGGCGTCCTGCCGCTTGTTCTCCTCCTCCAAGCGGCGGCGGAACTCCTCATGCTCCGCCCGTGTGATAGGGTTCTCCATCGTCCTCTCCTCCTTTCTCCGCCCAGTCCGGCCACTCGTCGCCGCCTATGGCGTCGCGGTATGCCTTGTCGGCCTGCGCAATCTCGTCACGCCCGGTCACGGTGTCACCCAGCTCTGCAAGCCGGGTTGCCATGATCTTGATAACCCGTGCCTGCATTTCTGTCACCGTTTCCAACTCCGCTATGATCTGCAAATGGCTCATGCTGTGCCTCCTCTCGCAGTTGTTTTTGTTTGGCCTTTTCCAGTTCCGCCCGGTAAATCTCGTTCAGCCGCCACCGCAGGCTTGCGCTCTCTGTGTGCTTTAGCAACCCCCTAATGCTGGCAACGCGCCGGTAAAAGTCCTGCCGTGTCATATCGCCAGCAGCATACAAAGCACTGATCTTGCGCACCTCCCGCTTTATGCGGCGCACGGTGCTTTTCCGCAGCTTCATGTGGGTGGGCCATATCCGCACACCAACAAATTCAACCCCTTGGCGCACCGGGCGTATGCTGGTCTTGCTGTTCAAATCAAGCGCCAGCTCCTCCCGCAAGAAAGTTTCCACTGCCGCTTTCCAGCGGTGCAAGGTTTCCTTGTCCTGCCCCAAGATGATTACATCGTCCATGTAGCGGATATAGTAATGAATTTTCAGCCTGTGCTTGCAATACTGGTCAAGCTCGTTTAAGTAGATGTTCGCAAATAGCTGGCTCGTCAGGTTGCCTATCGGCATACCCACCTCGTACAGCCATTCTTCCGGCGGCGTGTCCTGCGGTGTCCGCCAGCGCGGCAGGCCGAACGGCTCTGCTCTGCTGTTCACCACGCCCCGTATAAACGCCATCATGGCGGGGTCTTTCACCCGCCGCTTCAAGATCGCCAGCAGCTTTTCGTGGTTCACCCGGTAAAAGTATTTGCTTATGTCCAGTTTCAGGCAGTACCAGCCCGGCCCCGGCTTGCGCTGCACTTGGCACATCCAGTATTGCAGGCGCTTGGCGGCCTTATGGCTGCCCTTGCCCTTTCGGCAAGCGTAGGAATCCTCAATAAAAAGCCTGTCATAGATCGGATTCAAATACAGGTACAGGCTCCATTGCACAATTCTGTCCGGGTAGTCCAGCGCCATCACCAGCCGCTTCTTGGGCACATACACCCACAGCTTGCGGTATGGCCCCAGCACATAGCTGCCGTTCATCATACCTTGCTGTATGGTGAACAGGTTATCTTCAAGCCGCGCGGTAAAATTCAAAACCTCGGCGCGGTATCGCTTGCCCTTGCGGGCGTTCCTGTCAGCCTCAATCAGCCAACCAAAATTGCACACCACCGGCCAAGCATTTTGAATCACCGTCATTTCCTGCTGACAGTGTTTCATCCAATGATCTCTCCAAGCCGTGTGTGGCGTTTCCGCCTCCACGGCAATACAAATTTTTTCCCGCCCTGTCTAAGCGGGAACGGAAACAGGCCCCTTTTAGTCTGCACTCCCTGCTGTACCCCGTAGGCCACAGCCCCCTTGCGGCGCAGAACCACCGCCCTAAATTGGCATTGAACAGACGAAAAGCGGAACGGCCCCCGATGTTGCCGTTGGCATTGGAGCGCGGGTTGTTCAGGTTGGAATTGAACACCCCGGCGTTGCCGCCATTGTTCCAGTTGCCACCGCGAATCAGGCACCGTAAATGGCCCGTTCCCAAAGAAAAACAGCTACTTTTTCACGCTGGCAATATACTTGCCCAGCAAGCAGCCGATTTCTGTATTGTACCTTGCCCATGTTTCGTACTGGTGCATGGACAGCGGCGGGGCAAACTTCGCACCGCAAAGGTCTTTGTCTGCCGCCATCCTCACCAGATTGCGCAGCCATTCCAGTTCCACATCAAGCTCCTGCGCGGTAGTCTTGCGGTAGTATTTCTTTTCCAGCTCAACGGCCAAATGGTACATTTTCAGCATGGAAACCCGCATATCATCCGCAAGGTCACGATCTTTCCGGCTAAAATTCTTGGTAAGTGGTCTGCCGTACTTCATCATTTCCCCAATTTTCTCTTTCAAGCGGAACGGTTCATAGCTGCCCGGCGCGGGCATTTCGCTCTGCATAGCTTGTTCACCTCCTCCAAAATTCCCCCCAAACCCACCCGGCGCATTGCGCCTGCCATAAGCCCCAAAAAATTTGCCCGCGCACAGCGCGGGGCGTTATTCCCGTTGCTGTGTGTGGGCTTGTCCTGCTTACCGCCTCACTATCGTTCGGCGTTCAGTGTTTCAGGGCGCAGTGTACAGTTATTCGTAAAAAGCGGAACGGCCCCCGAGGTTGCCGTCGGCACTGGAGCGCGGGTAGTACAGGCTGGAATAGAACACCCCGGCGCCGCCGCCATGGCTCCAGTAGCCACCGCGAATCAGGCACCGCTCGTCCTCGGCGTTGTTGATGTAGAAATAGTCGCCGCCGTAGGTGGCGTCAATGCCGTCACCCGTCAGCGCAGCGTCGGGCAGCATGGCAAGCGCCTGAAGCAGCAGCTTTGCCGCAGCGCCAATGCTGCTGTCGCAGGTAACATCCTTAAAGCTGCAACCGTTCGCGCCGGTGGTGTGGGCAATAGTGGTGCTGTAAGTCCATTTGCCGCTGATAAAGTCCAGCTTCACGGTGCCCTGCGTGGTACCGTTGCCGTCCGGGGCCACCAGCTCGCCGGTGACGGCGGAAATAGCTTTCCACGCAGCGCTGCTGGCGCTCATGTCACAAGTGGGCGCGGCGGCGTTGTTGTCGGCAATCACCTGTACCTCGCCTTTCACAAGGCGCAGTCCGGCGCACCACTCCCACACATTGCCGTTCAAATCCCAAATACCCTCCAAGGTGCCGTCATGGCTCCAAGTAACAGGGCCGGTGCCGGTGGCAACGCGCCCGGTCTTGTCGTTGTCCTTGCTGGTGGGGATTGCGCGGTACAGGCTTTCGCGGGTGTCCTTGCCGTAGTTGTTGTTGCCGTAGGGTTCCTTGCCAGCCTTGTGGCACCACAGGGCAATGGCTGCCCACTCCGCGCAGGTGATCTCATGGAACTTGCTGCCCTTGGCGCGGTTGTAGCTCACAAAGGTATCAAGGCCCGCCGTGTTGGCCGGGTTCTCGCCGGGCAGGCTGTACGCTCTGCCGTTGTAGTGGCTGGTCTGATACTTGCCCACCCAAAAGCCGTCGATCTCCACGCCGTTCACCCTGAACGCGGGGTGTACGCTGGTGTCAGCGGTAGAAAGCACATCACACAGGCGGAATTTCGGAATGAACACCATAACGCTCGGCATTTCCTTGTCGTCGTACTTCATGGCGTTGTTGGGGCAAACGCTTTTCAGGGCCAGTTCAGCCATATCAAAATTAGCCATAGGTTCGTCCTCCTTTATCAGTGAATCATAATGCCATCAATGGCAAACAGGTACAGGGTCACATCCTCGGTGTCCAGCGGCTCCGGGGTGCGGGTCACGGTTTCACGGCTCATGCCCTCGGTGTTCTCACCGCCCTCGGCCTGCGCGTCGGTTTCCTGTGCCGTGGTCACGGTTTCGGTGTACTTCCGCGCGGGGATTTCCACCTGTGCCGCGTAGTACAGGCCGCGCCCGGTGGTCAAATAGCCCTCGCTGTCCACCATAATGTCGCGGGTCACGGGGTTGTCCTGCTGGTAGCGGGCAAGGTCAAGGGTCAGCGCACCGTCCGCAAAGTCCAGCTTTGTGCCGGTCAGGTTGTAGTTGATCTTCTTGCCCTCGTTTTTCTCAATGATTTTCATGCTCTTATCCTCCTGTTACTCGGTGGGTGCCGGGTCGGTCATGCCGCCCGTCACTCTGATCTGCACTTTCACGGTGGTGGCGCTGCCGTCATGCACCAGCTTAAAGCCGTTGCGGGCACGGTCAGTCACCCGGATATTGCCCAGCCTGCCACCGCTGTACGCCAGCACTGTTACCTCTACGCCGTAATTGGTGCTTTCGCGCAGCTGCGCAAGGGCAATGGTGGTGGGCGTGTTGTTAAACGGCCACTTGCTGCCAGTCTGCGCCAGCGTGGCCGTGTGCAGCTCGTCGGCGTAGTTGTAACCGTCCTGCACCGCCTTAAACTGCATAATTGCCCCGGCAAGGGTCATGTCGGAAATGCCCAGCTCCATATTGTTAAAATGCTGCTGGTCAAGCAAGGTGCCCTGCTGGATAACCTCGCCGCTCTGGTCAGTTACATGGTCTTTCCAATAACTGCGGTCATAAGCCATGGGTTTGTCCTCCTCTCTTTTACTCCTCGGTTTCGATCAGCGGGAACGTAAAGCGCAGCAGCGCCACATTCAGGCTGGTGCGTTTCAGGCTGATACTCTGCTGTCCGGCCAGTGCGCCGTTGATGTCGTACACCCTTACGCCCGTGATCGTGTCTGCCTGCCCGAAATTCGGTACATTCACAAACACGACCACATTCGTGCCGATGATCTCCTTGCTGTTCACGGTGCCGGTCTGCCATGCCCCGCCGTTCAACTGGTATTGGAACCTGTCAACGCTGCGCAGCAGTTCTTCCCGTCGGTCATTCAGGAATTTGTCGGTAAAAAACGCCATGTTCGGTTTTCCTCCTTTCCCGGTTGTTTATGGCATCGTACCGCAGCGGTCTTGCCCGCTGGCGGACGGTACGGCTGTAAATGCTTCGGCGGCCTCCACGCCGCCCTTGCTCCCGTGCAGCTCTGCACGGATAGAATAGCCCGCCGTTCCTTGGTACATAAACAGCGGGTTTTGCTTTCCGTACTGGCCGTTAGCCTTTTCAGTTTCCATGCTGTGCCTCCTCCGGCAATGTGCCTGCAAATTCAGGGCTTGCGGTGTAGCCGGTTGCAACTCCTCCGCTCCGCAGCGCCCCGCAAACTGAATAGCCCACCGTCGCCGGAACGGGCAGTGTGCCGGTAAACTCCGGGCTTACAGCAAACGCTCCCGGCTGGCCGCCTGTCAACAGCGCATGGTGTGCCGTATAACCCAAAGTGGCAGGCATCCACCACACGCCGCAGTAGATCGTGCCGCACTCCGGCACGGTGTATGCCCACTTGTCCACTCTGCACCCGGTAGCCAGCGTGTGGCGCACCATGTAGCTAAGTCTTTCAAGGTGGGCGCTCCACCGTTTCGCGGTAATAAGGCGGCGCTCCATTTCCGCCGGGCTGTAAATAATGGCCGGGTGTTCCTCCGTTGTGTCTGTCACATTGATATACAGGCGGAAAGTACCCGGCTGCCCGCCGTACTCGAACCATTCTTCCAGCATAGTGCCGGGGTAAATGGCGTCGGCTTGCAGCTTTACCGCGCCCACGGTGCCCATTAGGCGGCGTACCGTCAGGGCCGTCTTGATAATGCGGCGCTTTTGCTCTACGCTGTACCCAGTGTCGTACCAGTCCACTTTCCAGTTGATCGCCAGCGCGTCAAGCACGGGTTCGGTGGCGGTGTCAAGGCTTGTGTAAATTTGGCTGTCGTCGATATAGCGCAGCGTTCTTTCGTGCAGCACACCCACTGCCTCGCTAAGCGCCCGCACCCAGTCCTGCCCGGCAACCACGCGGGGCACAGCGTCCACAAGGCGGGCGTCCCGCAGGTCTTTAATCATCTTCCAGCCCTCCGTATGTCACGGTCTGCCCGGTGCATTTCGGCAGTTGCGTTCTGCCTACCACAATATCCGCCGGGGCGGTCAGCTTCACACGCTTGGCTCCTGCCTCGCGTATTTTGGCGATCAGCTCCGTGGGGTTAATATCTCGCCCAAGGTGCCGCTGCCAGCTTTGGTAGCTCTGCACCGCCGCCGTCACCTTTTCCTGTATGGTTCCGGCACTGCGCTGGTCGCCGTCGCCAATCCAGTAGGTAAACGCTATGTTGTATGGCACCTCCTCCGGCTCCACGCACACCACCTTGTCGCACAGCGGGCGCAGGTTCTCGCCACTGATATATTCGGTCAGCTCCTCCCGCTCCGTGGCGTTCGGCAGCCGCCCGCCCTCCATCACAAAGTAAATGGCAATCACGCACGGCTCCGGGCTGGTGATCTGCACATCCGTCACATCACTGCGCCATTCCCGCACATGGTATTCGTAGGCGTCGCGCGGCCCGGCGCAGCTAAACCGGCTCGGTGCCAAATAGGCCCTCTCGGTCAGGCTGTCGTCGTCCTCCATATCAAGGCCGCCGGTGCTTTCGTCCACATTGCTCACACTGGCTATGTACGGGATGGGGTCAACAAGGATGTTGATTTCCCCGGCCAGTATGCCGCTGCTCTCCGCTCCGGCCTCCTCCGCCTGCACGATGGTGTCCACATAGGTTGCGCCGGGCGGTATCTCCGCATAGTCCAGCGTATTAAAATACCGCCCGCCCTGCGTTTTCACTCGCGTACCGGCGGGCACCGCCACGGTGTCGGCTCGTGCCTCTGCCAGCAAAAAGCGTTCCTTGGCCGTGGCCTTTTTGCTTTCCTGCCGTGTCAGCCCCAGCAGCGCAACCAGCGCGTCCAGTGCCTCGCCGGTGCTGGTTTTCAAAAGCTCTGCCTGTCCCTTAATGTCTGCGTACTGCATGGTTTGATATTCGATCAGGGCAAACGCTTTCAGCAGCAGGGTCTTGGCGTCAGCCTCCCCAAGCACCAGTTCCTTGCCGGTCTGCTCCCGGTAAATCCGGGCGTACTCGGCCTTTAACTGCTCCTCGGTTTCCTGCAGGGTCATGTTTTCAATAAAACTGATCTGTGGCACATTCGCCAGTTCACTGATATTAGACAAGATCAATCACCACCTTTGGGGTCATGTTGCCGTCGTGAGCTTTGCTGTCCGTCCATTCAACGCGCACCACCCGCGCCCTCGGCTCATACATCTTGGTTTTGCGCACATACTCCGCCGCAAGCAGCGCTTGGGCGCTCTCCTGCGGGTAGTCGGTTGTGCTTATGTCAATGCCAAAATCCCGGTCTAAAGCCTGTTCCCCGGTGTGGGTGCCATACAGCACTTGCAGGTTGCGGTAAACCTCCTGCGCCGTGCTGTCGTTCACCGTACCGGCGGCAATCTCAATAACCGGGCTGTCTGCCAAAATCACACCCAGCCCTCCTTACAGGTATTCTTCAATGGTCAGGCTCACTTTACATTCCACCAGCACACCGCCTTGCAGCACGGCGTCCCATGTTTCGCTTATGTCCGTGATCTTGAACGGGTAGGGCGAAAGCGGAACCCCGCCCACCACAAACCAGTCCACGGCGCTGCTCTCCGCCATACGCTGGAAATAATCAAGCGTACTGCGCGGAGGCACACCGTCCTGCGCCCGCAGTAAAAGGTCGAATGTATAGCTTTTCAGTTTCGGGCCTACCCACTCACTGCGGGCCTTGCCGCCCACGACTTCATGTGTTGCCCAGTCGCTCCCCGTGCTGCCTTTCAGGTTGCTTGGGGTAAAAATCTTTGTGTGGCTCACGGTGAACACGCGGCCCATAAAACTGCCTATTGCCATCTGGCACCTCCTTACGGTAACGGCTGGCTGCTCTCGCTGCCCGGTGCGGCGCTGGTGTGCTTGTGCTGTACAAGGCTGATACTCTGCACTTTCACATCACCGCTGGCACCCTCGGCGTTCAAGATCGGCGCACTAACTTCAACCTTGGTCGGGCTGGTAATGCTTATGTCGCCGCCCGCGCTGATCGTAATGCTGGCCCCGTTTATGTTAAGGGTCACATCCCCGGTCACATTGCGGGTCACGGTGCCCGTTATGGTCTGCAACACATCCCCGGTCACGGTTTGTTCCAAGTTGCCCGTCAAGGTCTGCTTTACATCCCCGGTCACTTCCTGTTCCACATTGTCAAGGTATTCTTGCTTGGTGGTGCCCTTGCGCTTTTCCTCGCTGTCGCCGCCAATATTAAACTTGAAGTCGCCGCCCGCCGATATGCTCATAGCGCCGGTGGCCTCCAAGCTCATAAAGGTGCCCGCTTCAATGGCTACGGTGGTTCCGGCCACAATGCCCATGCCCGTTTTGGCCTGTATGCTGGCGCTGGCACCGCTGCTTTTTAGCTGCAACTGCCCGCCCGCAATCACGCTTACCGGGCCTTTTGCCTCGTCGAAAATTTCACCGTTGCAGGTGCGCCCGGTGCGCTTGTCCACATACTGCGTGTACACGCCTGTGTTCTCGTCGTACCGGCTGTACGCCTGCCCCTTGCGGCTGGTGCCGTATTCCTTGCGGTACAGGCCCTTGTACCCCTCCGCCGGTTTGTTGGTTTTGTTCCAAACTGTGCCGGTGGTGGTGCCCGCCGCCGTGCCGTTGCTGTTGTGGGCAACGCTCACGACCTGCCCCACGCAGGGCATTTTGTATTCGCCGTTGCTCATGGCGTTTATCTGCCGTGTCACGCTCTTGCCCCGGTCAAAGTAGGTCACTTCGTAAGTTCCGGCCTCGTAGTCAATGGCACTCACGCGCCCGGTTCTGTTGGTGCTTGCCAATGCTGCGCCTCCTCACTTCGTCGTAATCCCGCCGCCGTTGCATTGGTTGCCCGGCTGCCCGCCGCGCTTTTTCTTGGGTAACGCTTCTTCCCACTTGTCCGCCGCTTTCCAGTTGCGCAGGGTTTGGTAACTCACACCCAGCTCCCCGGCCAGCGCCCGCAGGCTTACTTCCTCGCCCTTTTTCTTCTTGGCGATATATTCAGCCTTGGCGGTGTCGCGCTTCTCGCTCCGCTTCGGCATTCTACACCTCCAAAAAGTAAAGCCCGCCCTCACCGGGCAGGCCCAAAACAAAAGGCCCGCAGCGTCCCCGCCACGAGCCTTTATATTTTCATGCTATCAATATACCACAGAAAACCTGTCAAAGTTGCTAACTTTCAAAAAATATTTTTTCTGTGCCCGGTGCTTAGTAGATCACCGTCAAATCCTCCGCGTTGAAGAACCCCCGGCCATTTGCCCCAAGAACATCTACTTGGTTTGTTTCTCTGTCTATGCCACCCCAGTTTGTAGCGCCGAATATCATTACCACTTCACCGTCCGCCGCATTGTATTTTTTCCCGTCGCGGTCTACCGGGTAGTAGTCGCTGCGCTGGTGGTACACGGCAAGGCACGGGTTTCCAGTCCCTACATCGTTTGCGTTTGTAACCTCCCAATACGGTTCCGTTACAAAGTCCGTCACGGAAATATAAAATTGTTCTCCATTGTCCACCCGATCCACCAAAAGAAATCCATGATAGCAACAAACCCCGCTTTGCCAGTCCGTCAACTCCTGCCCGATCACAGTGACCGGCGTTTTATGTTCCACCGTTCCAACCGGGTTAAAAAACTGCTTGTCTTTTTCGTAGGTAGTTGCATACCACGGTGCTGCAAGCCAGTTGTTTTCATAAGGGCTGTCTTTCGTCGAGTACGCATAGGAGTGTGTAACTGCAACATAGCCACTCATGCCAACATACTGTTCCTTTGTCGGGTGCGCCTCCCACTTGCCGTTGTGCCCACGGTTAAACGCGCTTAGTTTCAGCGGCTCTCCCTGCTGTTCTCCGCACCGGGCGCAGGTATAGGGTGCCTCCAATGTCGGTGCAATCCAGTCATGCCCCAGCGGTTCCGTGTGGAAATTCACTCTGCCACAAAGCACACACTTTTCCCGCTCCGTGCAGGTAGCCTCACTCCACACATGATCTTCTGATTTCTTGCCCTCCGTTTTACCGCAAACCGTGCAGGTCTTTGGGGCAAGGCAGGTGGCCTCCTGCCAAGTATGGCCCAGCGGTTCGCCGTCCGTTTCACCGCAGGTCTTGCACACGCGCGGCGTTTCACAGGTCTCCGCCTCCCATTCGTGTTCGTGGTTGCTGGCTACACTCGCACTGCACCCGGCCACCGTCAGCCCCAGCGCCACCGCCAGCACCGCAACCAGCCATTGCCGCCCGCTTCTCCGTTCCTGCTGCTTTCTCATATTGCCCGGCCTCCGCTTCATCTGTAAATCATTTTTACTTTTTTCTATGCTTTTTTATGTTTTGTAAATCTTTATTACAAGATTAAGCGTAAAAAATGCTATTGTCAAGTAAAGCGAGGTGAAAAGGTTTGAAGATTTACACATACGAGGGCAAGGCCAATATCTCCGGCGATAGAATCCACCAAGCCCGCACCGCGCAAAGGTTGTCGCAAGACGCACTGGCCGCCAAGTTACAGCTTGCCGGTCTGTCCATCGGGCGCGAGGCCGTCAGCCGCATAGAAACCGGTCTGCGCTTTGTAACCGATTATGAACTTGTCATATTTGCCCGCGTTCTCGGCGTGACCATTGAATGGCTCACCGGCGATATGCAGGATTGAAAAAGGCTTGCACAAACCTGTGCTTGCCTTTATTTTTTTGCCCATTTTTATTTTTTGACCCCCCCTTACTTTTTCCGTCCGGCCCAAGTGGAAGTGAAAAAACGCCCTCATACCTACCCAACTTTTGCGCTCTCGAACCCGCAAAGCTAAATGTACGCGCGCGCAGTACCTACCGCGCACGGGCGGGCGCGGGTGCGTACAGGCGCGTTTAGTAATTACCGCGTGGGCGGTATAGTGCGCGGGCGTTTAGTAACTGCGCAGGCGGCGCGGGCGGGCGTTCCGCTGGTGATCGTCGGCGCGTCGGTCTGCCGGGCGGCGGTGCTGGCCGCTGGTGTTCCGCCGGGTGTTGTGTGTTTGAGTGTGGGCGGTGTGCTGGCTGTCGGTGTTGGGGCTGGTGCTGGTGTGGCGGTGGTGTGGTGCTGGCTGGTGAGCTGCTTCCCGGTGCTGCTGGTGGTGGGCGGTCTGCTGGCTGGTGGTGTGGTGTGAATAGTGGGAAAAAGAAAAGCCCTTGCAGGCGGTGAGCTTGCAGGGGCTTTTGTGCTGATCTGTTTTATTTTTCTTCATCGGCGGCTGGCTGGTCGATGGGCAGGCCGTCGCGCTCCATGCGTTCGGCGCAGGCCTGCAAGATGTACCCTTGCAGACTTTGCCCGGCCAGCTTGGCCGCCTGCCTGATTTGTTCGCCGCGTTCTTTCAGCGGCCTAATGCTGATGTAATCGCATTTCTTGTTGTAATTATCGTTATTTTTTCGCTTATTCTCTGATACTGCCATCTGTTAGCCTCCTATTTTGGGGATAGTTTTATTATATATTATAAATCAAAAACACGCAACAGTGCAACTTGTACAAAGCACGCAACAGGATTTTGTGCAAAACGCAGAAAGCACGCAACAGGGCTTGACAAGCAACCCTGTTGCGTGCTACCATTCAGGCACAGCAAGCGACACGCAACAGGGTTGCAAGCTGAATACCCGGACAGGAGGAGAAAGGACACCATGAACGACACGACAGCAAAAGAGCTTGACCGGCTGGCCGATTGGCTCCGGGCGCAAGGCATGACACCGGCGCAGGTGCTTGACTGCCTGAAATACATTGCAGGCACGACACCGCCCACGGCAAGCGCAGGGAAATAAAAAACGGGTTCAGCCCCGGCAAAAGCGCTGAACCCTTTTCACCCCTCGCAAGGGTGGCCGCTCCTGTCAGCGGCTACCCCCATTTTATCAAAACATCCGGCCCGCTGCAAGCCCGCCGGGCCGATCTAATAAAAAATATTTTGGAGGTTTTCACCATGACTAACAACGAGATCATCATCAATCAGGCAATCGCACACGGCATTTACACCAAGGCAGAGGCGCAGGCCATCGTGGCCGCCAAGGGCTGCTTGCCCATTCACACCTTTGCAGAGTGGAAAAAGGCGGGCTACTCCGTCAAGCGCGGCGAACACGCCGCCATTACCTGCGATCTGTGGAAGTACACCGAGCGCCCCGGCAAGGCCGCCAAGGCCGCCCGCGCAGAGGCCGCCAAGGCCGGGCAGAACGGCCCCGACGCCGACGCCCCCGACCCGCATTACTACATGGCCAAGGCGCACTTGTTCACTCTCGATCAGGTCAAGCCCGCCGGGCAGGACGACGCCCCCAAGGCCAAGACCCCGGAGGAGATCGCCGCCTATAACAAAAAGCTGGCCGACGAACGCAAGGCCCGCAAAGCAGCGCAGCAGGCCGCCGCAGCTCCCGCCCCTGCACAGCCCGCAGCCGAATGTGAGCAAATTTCCATGTTCTAACCCACGCAACCCGCAAGGCCGACGGCTCCCGCCGCCGCTGGTGCAAGCCCAGCCGCCCCCCACACGGGGCGGGCGCTCATGGGTACACAAAACACAACACAAAACAGGAGGCCGCACACTATGACCACTTACACACTTTTCCGTCTGTCTGACCGTCAAGCACAAAAAGAGCTTGCCACGCAGCGTCGCTATATGCAGTGCCACCGGGCAGAACTGGCCGACACCCGCAACCCTGACGCCCTCCGCCGCTACATGGAGTTTAACCGGCTTTCGATCATCTGCGCCAAGCGCGGCTATATGCTTTGTATCTCCGACTGACCCACACGACCCGCAAGGCCGACGGCTCCCGCCGCCGCTGGTGCAAGCCCAGCCGCCCCACATGGGGCGGGCGCTCATGGGTACACAAAACCGCCCACACAAAACACAGCACAAAACAGGAGGCTTTCACAATGGCAGCAACAGAACGCAAAATTCCCGGCACCTTTGCCCCGGTTCCCGGTGGCTACTCCCAGCAGATCGGCGCAAACACGGTGCTTTTCATCCCGGATTTTTCCGTTTCCCGCTACGACCCCAGCACCGGCGAGGTTTACGGTTACGCCCCCGATTATGACGCATTGGAGGCCGCCAAGGCTCCCGCCGTGCAGGCCACCGCCCCCGGCGAGTATTCCTACTGCTACGAAATGCAGCAGGCCCCCACGGGCTGCGACTACGCCGCCGATCTTGCCTACTATGGCAAGCACTACTTTCTGCGCCCCCTGCGTGACGGCCTGCCCCCGCTCCACGGGCGCGGCATTACCTACGACGCAGAACAGGGCACCTACATGGTCACGCTCCGCGCCTATGACAAAATCAAGGCGCAGTACAAAATCAAGCGCGAAACTTGCCTTGATTGACCCGCAAGGCCGACGCATAACGCGCCGCCGGTGCAAGCCCGGCCACCCTGCAAGGGGTGGGCGCTCATGGGTAACAAACACGATCACAAGCCCGGCACGAACTCACAACGCGCACCCATCGCTAACAATGGCCGCCAGCCCGCCGGGGTGCTGGCATAAGTCCAACGGGAGCCGGTACACCTCCCCACAAAACAGATTGTACCCGCCGCCGAGCGAATCCGGCACGGTTTACGGGCAGCTTATCACCACAAAAACAGGCCCCGCCCGCCCTGCGCAATGGGCACCGCCGCCGGGCATAAGACCACACGGCAGCCCCCAGCGGCACAACGCCACGCCGGGCCAGTTGTAAAGCGGCCCGTCCCCATTACCCAAAACACAAAACAGGAGGTACACAAAATGCAATACTACGAAATCAACGAACAAACCGCCCGCTGTGCGAACAATGTTAATTCTATGAGCGACTACCGCCCCGGCAGCGCTACGGAAGAATACCGCGCCGCCGTGGACAAGGCCTCCGCGCTGGTACAGGCACGAAAAGCCAAGATCAGCCCCTACTATCACGACAAGCTGGACGCCCTGCTTGACCGCTACGCCCGCCGCCTTGCCGACTACTACAACGCCTATTACCGCAACGAATCGGCCTGCCCCTCCATCCTCGTTTGCGGCGGCAGCAACTTCCCGGTACGCAAAAAGCAAAAGCAGAACGCCCGCCGCGATTCTCTTTGGCAGGAGTACAAGGAGATTGACGCTATCCTTGACAAAATCCGCAGCGTGGGCACCGGCGCGGTAGACCTGACAGACCCCCACGCCTGCGAACTACTCCAAGACCGCCTGCAGCAGGAACAAAACGCCCTTGATTATTGCAAGGCCGCCAATGCCTACTACCGCAAGCACAAAACCCTGCGCGGCTATGCCAGCCTGACCGACGAACAGGCCGACGCGATCACCGACCCCGAAGCCTTTTCCATCAAACTGTACGGCAAGCCCTACGGGGATTTTGAGCTGTCCAGCCTGCGCGGCAAGATCAAGCGCGTACAAGCCCGCCTTGCCGATCTCGACAAACTGCAAACCGCCGCCCAGCAGCCCGACAACACCACGAAATTTGACGGCGGCGAGATCGTGCGCAACGCCGAAGAAAACCGCCTGCAAATCCTGTTCGACGAAATCCCCGGCGCAGACACCCGCGACGCTCTCAAATCCAACGGTTTTCGCTGGTCGCCCCGCAACAAAGCATGGCAGCGCCAGCTAACACAAAATGCCGAATACGCCGCCCGCCGGGTGCTTGGCCTGTAAATTGTGCCCCGGATAACAACCCCAAAACAAAAACACCGCGCCGCCCCGGTTCACCGCCGGGGCATTGCGTGGTATAATAGACCCATCACAAAACACAAAACGAAAGGGTGCAACGCATGAATAACGAAAACATGGCCGTTTATCCGCCTTACCGTCTTGTTGCCCAGTTTGCCGACGGTGCCCGCCTGCTGTTCGACGGTCTGACCGAAGCGCAGGCACAGCAAAGCATGGAGGCCGCCCAACCCCAACACGGGGATATTGCGTGGTATGACGGCGTGACCGATCTGCACTACGAAAACGGCAAATATTATAAGCTCATACCCCCGCCGCCGGAAGTGACCTTGATTGACCTCACAGAATACAGCGGCCCGCTGGATGAAAACGGCCTGCCGCCGTCCTTGACCGGCAACCCGCCCGCCGATCACGAAACAGGCCCCGACGATCACAAATAACCCCGCCCCGGGCACAAAACCGCCCGCCACGATCACAAAACCTGCGCAAACAGCAACGCCCCCAGCCAAGGCCACACGGCCCGCCGGGGGTGTTTTCCTGTTGTTTTTTGCCTAAAATCGCTGTATTATAGGCATTGCACAAAACAATTTTGGAGGTTTAGCTATTATGTGGATTTATCGCTCACCAGTTGGCATTTTGAAGATCGTGCGCCAGCCTGACGGTACTTTCGGCCTGTGCCATAACGAAACAGTTTGGGAGGCTTGCGACACGCCGCAGGCAGAAGCCGACAATGTTTTTTGTCATGTAACAGGCTGTGACGAATGGGATTCATGCCCCGACGCTGGCCCCTCCGATCTGTCCGAATGGGAATACATTCCCTCGTAACTTTCCGCCAGTTCTGCGGCCATACGCCGCCCATCAATGGTGCTTACCTTGTTCTTGTGCAAAAGCCGGGTAAGCGCCGTTTTTATTTGTTCCTCGGTTTCCAAATGCGGGTACGCCTCCAAAAATGCCTCGCTTTCCAGCAAATCCGCCGCCACGCGCATGACCAAGCGCCGTTTCAGTTCGGGGGTTTTACGCAATCCCTCCAAAAGCTGCTCCTCGCTCATGGTTTCACCGCGGGTCAAAATATCCTCGTTCATATCCTGCCTCATTTCTGCCCGGTTCACCGCCGGGCGTTTTTTCGTTGTTGATGATCTTCCAGTTTCTCCGCAGGGCGGCCAGCGTGGAATACGGGCAAAAGCCTTGCCCCTGCACATCCCGCACACACAAACACCCGCTCCGCCCGGCGCTAATCTCGATTTCATAGTATTTCTTGCTGACAAACCCGCAAGAGGTCTGCCCCACAAACTGCGCCGTCACGATCTGCGCCATGCTTACCCCTCCGCCGATTCCCGCAGCCAGTCCAAGCAGCACTTTATGCAGGTTTTCGCGTTGCCGGGGCCGGGGCATTTATCGCCGTCATGTGGACACATGATAGCCACCGCCAACGCCTCGTCGTCCATTTCCCTGATTTTGTCCGCATTGGTAAAAACCACATCCGGGCAATGCTTCTTTCGTGCCTCTTGGCAAGCCTTGCCGCCGTAGTCCAGCAGGCAGCCCGGCACCCTGCACCTGTCACACAATTTCACTTTTCATGCCTCCGTTTCATCCAGCGCCGCAGCGGGCGCACCACAAAACAGTCTGCCGTAATATACGCGATTTTTCGCCAGTTCTGTTGCTCCACAAGCTGCCTTGTACTCTCCAACGGCATTTTCAAGCCGCATATCTGTTCAACTTCTGCCACAACACGCCGGGCAAGCACCCGGCTTACAAGACTTTTCACAAAAACGCGCCTCCTTTACCCAGCTACCCGCCGGGCCTTTATGTTTCTATCCAGTAGTCCATCAATGACCACCCGCCGTTGCTGTGTACACGCTTGATTTTCTTGCGGGCGATTTTCTCCGGCACAGTGCTTTTCATGTTTCCATATTGATACTCAATCTTCACCTGCGCCTCGTACCACTTTTGCCCGTCCCTTTGGATGTAGAAAAAGCCCCATTCGCACGGGTTTCTTTCCAAAACGGCTTTTACAAACTCCTGCACCGTCCATTCTCCGCGCAGCTCCACAGCATACGAACAGCAGCAGTCGCCATACGGCCCGCCGGTGCAAACCAGCTTAAAATCCCGCTCCGCTTTCACGCCTTATTCCTCCTATTCGCAAATTGTTTTTCCGGCGGCTTTTCCCGATCAGCGGAAAAGGTTCCGCCCGCCGGGTGAAATCTTTTGACCAAAACACCTTTTCGGCCAGTTTTCCCGCCGTGTTTCCTGCTCCAAAAGAGAGGTTTTTACACGCAAAAAATCCCGCCGGGGCATGGGCGTTTTTTACGGGATTTTTCCCGGCGCATATTATGTACGCGCGCGCGTGGCCCGCTCGGCCAACTCGTCCACCATCGGCACTTCTTCCAGCACCTCGCCCAGCCGTTCCACAGCTCTGCCGTGCCAATTCCGCGCCGTGCTGTCCGGCACACCCAGCTTGCCGGAAATTTTTGTCCAACTGTACCCACGAATCAGCCGCATGATTATGACCGACTTGTACTTACCGTTCACCGCGTCCAGTGCGCCCCGGATGTTGGCCGCGTCGCCCTCCAAGACTTCCACCTGAACGCCGATCTCCTGCAGGCGGTTCTTCACGCCGTTTTCGATCACGCGCACAGCCAGCGCCTCGGTTTGGTTGCCGGGTGCCGAACTATGCGGCATACCGTCCATAGCAAGGCCGCCCAAGCCGTTATATTCATCTTCAAGCGCGTCACGCTCCCGTTTAAGCAGCTTGATAGCCTCCGGGATTCCCCCGTAATATTTGACGATATGCTTTACCGTTTCGCTCCGCATACCCAGCACCTCCATTGCCTGTAAATCAGAACAGCGTCTTGCTGAAAATCGGCTCCGTTGCTCCGCTGGTGTCCACCTCCACCGTGTCGTGAATGATCTGCCCGATCTTCCGCGCCAGCACCGCGTACCCGTAATACTCGCCGTCCTTGGTACACTCGCCAAACTGGCGGAAATTGCCCTCGGTTTCTTCCACCACCACGGCCACGCGGTCAGCGCCAAAGCCCAGCGCCTTGTGCATGGCCTGCACATAGATTTTCATAACCGTGTCCGCCGCCTCGCGCCGGGCGGCCAGCTGCACAGCCTCCCTCTCCGTCTTGGGGGCAGACAGCGCAGGCAGCATAAACGGCGGCATGAACCACCACACCGCAGCTACCAGCGTTGCTTTGGCTCGTTCCTCGCCGCGCACCTGCTTTTCCAACGCATACTTGGCCGAAATCTCGTTTGCACAATCCACCACGCGCTGCAAGCGCATTTCACCAATGCCGTATTTGTCGTAGATCGCCGCCAAAATGCACAGCACCAGCACATTTGCCGTTGCCTCCCTGTGATCGTCCAGCCGTTCGGCCTCTGTCTTGCCGGTACGCAAAAAGCGCCTCTGTGCCTGCATGGCCGCGTTCCGGGCGTAATAACGCGGTGTAGTATGCCGTCTTTTCATCCCAAAGCCTCCTGTTTTTCCATTTCCCGGCCACAAATCGGGCAAAAATCAATGCACAGCACATTCAGCCCGCCGCCGTCGTGCAGGGTGTCAGTACAAAGGCGCGGGTTGCCGTCCTCGCCCCACTCCACCCAAAACAACATACCGCTGGTGGTTTCCATGCGCTGGTGCCGCTCACACAGCGGGCACGGGCGCTTTTCTTGGTTCTTCATGGGTTCAGCCCTCCTTTGCCAGCTCTCGCCAGCGTTTCAGGTCGTCTTTGTCCTCTGCGGTGATGATCTCGGTAAATTTCCACCCCGCCGGGCGGGCGATCTGTTCTAAGAACACCCGCCGCCGCACAGGGTAGTCACGCTGCATACGCCGGACAAACTTGCTCTTGATCTCCACGATCTCAACGGTGCCGTCGGCATAGGTCAGCCTAAAGTCTGCCGTGTAGCGTATAGGGCGCAGCTTCATGGTGCCGTATTCACCCGCCGGGAACAGCGGGAACGCGGGGTGCTGCTCACACTCCACGATCTCGCCCCGCGCCATCTTTGGCAGCACGGTTCCCGTGTAAAATTCATACTCGCCCCGGCTGTCAAAATCCCGGCCTGCCGCCTTGGCCTGCTTCACCGCCTCGGCCAGCGGGTCAGCGGCGCGGCGTTTCCGGGCGGCAAGCTGCTGTTCTGCCTGCGCACGGTAGCGCGGGGGCAGGTCGTCCAACTCCATGTTCATTGCTGCGCGTTCTCTTTCTGCTCGGCCCGCATATCGGCGGCATGGAGTGCATAGACAAGCGGCGTTGCGGCCATAGCGGCGGACAACACCTTGCTCCCGCCCTTGGCAGCGTCGTCATACGCGCCCATGTGCCAACGGATAGCCAGCGCCTCGGCGTCGGTCAGCGGCATAAAGCGCTGCGCCAAAAAGGCAGACTTCTCCCCGTGACCGAACGGGAATTTTTCGCGCACGGTATAGCAGGGCACAGTTTCCCACTCACCGTCGCTATTCTTCTGATTTCTTGTGCTTTGGGCATAGAAATCCGCCTTGCAAATGTCATGCAGCAGCGCCACAACGGCATAGGTTTCCGCCGTGGGCACACCCGGCACCCGCCCCGCGCCGATCAGTTCATAGTACACATTCAGGCTATGCTCCACCAGCCCGCCGGGGTAGCTGCCGTGGTAGTGGGTGCTGGCCGGTGCCTCGAAAAAGTCCGTGCTTTCCAGCCATTCCAGCAGCTCCGCCGCGCCCGGTCTGTGAATCTGTGAGGTGAAAATCTCAATAAAGCGTTCCTTGTTGTCCATAGTCGTTATCTCCCAACTTCTGCAATCCCGTACACGCTGTCAACCTCCTGCTTGGTAATATTCCGGCGTTTCAGCATGGCGGTGATTTCCTGTTTCTGTTCTTGGTAGACATCTTCATACACAAAGAAATAGCGCAGCTCCGGGTTGAACATTGACCGCAGGCTCAAACGCACAACCGTGTGTTCGTCAATCTCCATCGGAACCACATACACGGCAATTTGCCCGGTCTGCCTGTTGACCTCCCGGCAAATCACGATAGCTTTTTTCATGCGCAGCATAGACCCATGCCCTTTCTTACCTGTTCATTCTCGGTGTGACCTTGCGCCCCGGTGTTCCGTGCCAGCACTCCGCCCGGCGCATAATCACGGTGGTGTGCCGCCACCCGGCATTGCTTACCCGCGTTTCCACCCGGTTCAGGGTATAGCCGGGGTATTTCCGCTCCCAGTACGCCACATCGTCGATGTACAGGGTGCTTGCCTCGTCCAGCTTCTTGCGGCTCCACTTGGTATCATTCGGCGGCGGTGTTTTCGGCTTTTCAAGGCCACGGCTCTGCCGCCAGCTCCGGGCGCACCGCTTGTTCTTGCTGATATACCGCACAAGACTTTCAACGCTGCCGTGGTCAACATCCAAGTATTCACACCGGGTAAAGCCGATCTGCCCGGCCTTGTCTGCCCATAGCTGTTCCAGCACATCACGGGTCAGGCCGTCGGTGTGCTGTATGATCGCATGATGGTGGTGCCGTCCGCAGGCCGTGCCATCCTCCTGCACAGTGCAATACTCGGTGGCCGCAACCCACTTGGGGCGCTGTACGCCGTTCTTATCGCACCAACGGTACAGGCGCTTTATGTAGTTGGTTAGATCGCGGTCAGCCTTGGCCGTGTCGCCCGGCTCCGGGTGATGGTCGTCGTCATAGGTGCCCGTCCACGAAAAATCCCCCTTGCCGAAGTTGGCATTGACAAGCTGCACATGGTAGCGCTTGGCCCTGTTGTCGTTGTAGGTCTGCTGTGCAAGGGTGCTGGCCTCCTTGCGCTTGGCACGGCGGCCTGCTTTGTGCTGTTTCGGGGTCACGGGGTATAGATCAACCTCCATGTAGGGGGCAGTGGCATAACTCTTGCCGCAGATGTGCTTTTGCTCTCTGTAATAGATCGACTTCACAGCTTTTGCCCCTCTCCCAAGGTGGTTACTTCCCACGCGGGGGCTACACCCCCGCACCCCTGTATTATTTTCTTCTTGCTGGAATACCACACTCTGCTCCGCAGGCAAGGGGAAACACCGGGCGGCTCTCTTTCCGTCCTGCTGTTGGTCAGGCGGTGCCCGCCGCCCTCGTTTCCCCCTTGACCCCTTTCCCCGGCATTTCTGCCGTGGTGCTTAACTTACTACTGGTATACCAGCCCCAAACCGCCCAAGGCGGTATTTTTTTAGCCCGCCGCAGCGCGGCAAGGCTAAAAAATCAAGCAGCCGGGCGGGGCGTAACCCCGCTCCACGCCCGGCCTGCAATGCCTATTCCGTTTTTTGCCCTCAATAGGGCTTGCCGATGTAATCAAGGATTTTGCCAAGGCCAAGGCCCGTTTTATCCGGCTTTAACTCGCCGTTTTCAAAGTGCCCGCCGTATATGCAGTATTTGTACTGCGCCGGGTGTGTCTGCTTCATGCGCTGGAACCTGTTCGGCTCCTTGTCGCTCATAATCCCGAACATACAGTACATACAACCTGTTCTGTCGCAGCCCGTCGTAGTCAATTTCGGCGGGAACTCCTCGTCGAACATCTGCAACTGCATATTTTCTTCCACGATCTCGCCGTACACTGGCGCATAGGGTATGCCGGTCTGTTTCAGGTATTGCAGCACATCTTGCTCTGTCCAAAATGACATCGGCTTTGACATGGGCCGTTCTGAATCGAACGAATTACAGCCGTACCGCAGCCACGATGCTTGCCGCTGTTCCGATTCCTCGGTCATAGTGGCAACTATCGGCTTGCGCCCGGTTTCCTTTTCGTACTTCTTGGCCGGGCCTTTCTTCATAACATCACAACATAATTGCGAAGTTGAAAACGGTGCCTCGACCATGAACTTGTACTTCTTGTAGCGTTCCTTGAATTTGCTTGGCTTTCCGCGCTTGTCCAGCCCGTCCAGCCGGTTTAGTGCCCATTGTGAACCGTGCCGGGCGTAGTAGATCACCTTTGCAACTTCTTTCCCGATCACCGGGTAGCCGTATTTTGTCAGCACTTCCGGGAAAGTCAGCTCCGGCGTCAGCACTTTAAGGTCAACGGGGATTTCATACTTCCTTTCCAGCCACTTTGCAAAATACTTTACGAACTTCTGGATTTCCGGGTATTCAAGCCCCGTGTTCACAAACACCAAATGGAGCGGTTCTTTTCGGTTCGGGCACCAAAAGGCTTGATACGCTCTCGCCGTCAAGTCCGCCAAAACCGTGCTGTCCTTTCCGCCGCTGAATGAAATGTACACATTCCAGTCATACCGGCCTATCCACTCAATGATTCTTGTTTGCGTTACTTGAATTTTCCGTTGAAGTGACCACGCCCGCATAGTTTCCAAGTCCTGCTTTGTGTACTTGGTTTCACTCTGCATGGCCGTCCTCCATCCCGATCTGCTCCGCGCCCTCGTCCTGCTTGTCCGGGTCTGCTGCGTCCAAAGCCTGTTTCTGCTCCCGCATATACTGGCTCACGCAGGCGCTTTCAAACTCGCTCAAATCCTCCAAGAACTGCTTGGTTATGATCTTCAAGGGCGCAAACCCGGCCAGCACCTCAAACCCGTCTTTGATAACCACATACGGCGCACCGCCAGCAGTCTTGCGCACAACGGTCTGTATGTAGTCGCTGGTCTTGACCACATCGGCAATCGGTGCAATCAGCGCCGCGTCGTAGAAGATCAGCTCCCCACCACTGCCGTACACAAGGCCAACCAGCCCCATACCCTTGTAGAACATTTCCAGCGGCACCCGCCGCGCCTCCTGCTCCGTCGGGTCTGTTTCTGTCAGGTTCATGCCAAAGTCCGCCCCGGCGTGTGCGGTGTATTTTTCGTCAAAGAACATCTTCTCCCACGCCTTGCTGTCAATGTCCAGCACCGCGCCTGCCTGTTCCTTGCCCTCCATGTAGGGCAGCTCCGTGGCGTTGTACAGCGCCAAACGGGTGCCCAGCCAAATACCGCTGTCGTCCGCATGAATTACCACGCAGTAACTTTCGCTCTTGGCTCGTTTCACAAACTTGCTCAACTTCATAGCCCGGCTCCTTTCAGCCCAGCAGGCACAGCGCACACAGCTTGATAATTGCCAGCGGCCCCAGCACGGCGGCGATTGCCCACGCAATGCAGGCAAAAATCACCAGCAGGCCAACCAGCGCGGCGAGAATAGCTTTCAAAACTTCCATAGTGCCCTCATTTCTCCGCCGCGCTATCGCTTGGCGGTCAGTGTTTCAGTGTCCGGCGTTTCAGTGCTTCTTGAAATAAGCGGAACGGCCCCCGATGCCGCCGCCGGCACTGGAGCGCGGGGCGTACAGGCGGGAATCGAACACCCCGGCGTTGCCGCCATTGCTCCAGGCGCCACCGCGAATCAGTATGTATTCGCCCTCGGTGCTGTCCACATAGCACCCGGCCTTTTCCTCCCCGGCAAACAGGGCCAGCGCCCGCAGCTGCTCACTGTCGCAGTTCATCCGCACATTTCCCCACACACAGCCGCAGTAGTCACGGTGAATGCTCGGATAGGTGTTAAAGGTGATCTTGTTATCTTCCACCGCAACATACAGCGGGTGGCCCTCCGCATCCGTGATCGGTTTCCATCCGTCGCCGCACTCTGTCAAATCCGTTTCGGGCAGGGCCGCGTCGTTGTTCTCCGCCGCCCACAGCGCCCCGTCGCGGATTCTCACACCACGGGCAAACTCCCAAATGTTGCCGCAAAGATCATGTACACCGCTGGCCGTGTGGTCGTGCGTCCAAGTAGCCGGGCCGCTGCCGGTCAGCGTTTTGTAGCTGTCCTCAATGATAATGCCCTGTTCCTTGTCGTCACCGTGCCAGTGGGAACAATTCGTGTTTCCGTGTGGCAGGGTGCCCAGTTTCAGGCTGGTGTCAGCCAGCAAGCCCCACTCCGCCGCCGTCAGGCAGTGCCAACCATCGCCCTTGGAGAAACACGCCTGCGCGAAATCCTCCATCGTGATATTCGTGACCGGCTCCTGCAAGGGCAGGCTGTACGGCTTGCCGTTAATCATGGTGTTTTCGTAGACGGAAATATAAATTTCGTCGTACACCTCGCCGCCGATGATGAACGCCGGGTGTACCGCGTCACTGCCGCCGAAAAGCTCCTTGTTGGTCACGCGGCGGAACCTGTGCATGATGGAGGGAATACCGGCGTTGTCGTAAATCGCCACCACATCATGCTCCACGCCCGGCGCGGTCTGCTCCCTGCGGCGCAGCTCCTCGTCGTTGCTCAGGATTTCCCGCTTGATCTCCTCCGGCGCGTCGCTCAAATCCTCGTCACATCCGCAGTTTTCGGCGCAGCGCTCCGCGTCCTGCTGCACATAGCCCAAAAAGGCGGCGGCCTGCCTGCCCACAAACTCGCTCTTGCCCTCGGCGGCCATGCTAAGACCAAAGTAGTTGCACAGAATCTTTGCCATTTTCTTTATCTCCTTTCGCCCACGGTAACATAGGCGGTTTTTCTGCTGTTCAGCTCCAAATCCACCGGCGCTTTGCAGGCAATGCAGGTATGTGTCACCCGGTCAGCGGTCAGGTTGGTTTTGTAGTTGAAGCTCTTGCCGCACTTGCAGTGCATAAACAGCGGGCGCAGCTTTTCCAGCGGCGTTTCGTGTCCGCACTCGCCGCACTTGTACCCGTATGTTTCATGCTTGGCGCAAAACGCCTTGATCGCGCCGCACTCCTCGCACTGCACAATCAAAAAGCCCCTGTACGGCCCTTGGTCTGCGTCCGGGTCGGCGCTTTTCCAAGTGTCGCGGGCACCGAACATCCGCTCCACGCGGCTGCCGCGCCTGTCCTCCCGGTGCGGTACTGCCCGTCGCTCCGTGTTGGCCGGGCCGCTCTCGCCGTTCAGCGGCACCACCTGCCCGGTGGCGGTATCCTCCAAGAATACCTTGCCGCCCTGCACATACGCCCGGAACGCGCCGCGCTGGCACATCCTGCGCACATCCGAAATACTGGTACTTTCCATTGTCTTGACCTCCTGCGTTTTATGTTAGATGGAACAGGCTTGTTTGGCTGGTGTAGTCCAAAAAGCGCTGTTCCTCCGCAGCGTAATAGATCGGGTCGATCTCAAACCCGATAAAATCCACCCCCGCCTCGTAAGCGGCAATTCTGCTGCTCCCGCTCCCCAAGTGTGTGTCCAGCACCCGGCACCCCGGCGCGGCGTAGTTCTGAAAAATCCAGTCATACAGCGCCACCGGCTTTTGCGTCGGGTGGATTCTCTTCTCGTTCAGCTTTTTGTTTCCCTGCATGATATGCCCCTCGGCAACGCTCTTGCCTTGCAGCATACCGTTCCACATGAACCTGAACAGGCGCACGGTGTTGAATAGGTCAGTTGCGGCCAGCTCACAGTCTGAAAAGCTGGTGCCTTTCTTGCACTTGTCCCACACGATTCTGCCGGGCGCAAATTCATAGCTGAAATAGTTGCAGCCCCATACAATGTAATGCTTGGCTACCCTGCGTAACTCGTCAAAGTATGCCCGCCCCGGTATCTCCCACACAGGCGATACCGGGTAGTCGCGGTATACGCCGATCTTGCTAACCTTGCTGCCGTAATAGCCCCGGCGTTCCGGCCCGCTGAAATACGGCGGGTCAACCACCGCAAGATCAAAGAACCCGTCCGGGAATTGTGCCATGCCTTTCATGCAATCCATGTTGTAGCACTGGTTTAGTTCAAGCATTGATGATCTCCGTTGTA